AAATCACAGCAGAACTACTTGCAAATGGCGTTGTTGTTGAGCGCATTGACAGCGAGAAGCAGCATCCAGGAACAAAGCCGCCTCGCAGGTCAGAGATTGATCCGGCGAAATTTCCGCAGCAAAAGCCTAAAAAATAATGAATGTGCGCTTGGATAGACGTTGCCGCATCGAGCAGAAAACGGTAACGCAAGATGCCACTTACGGATCACCGGTCGAATCATGGAGCTTGCTTGCTGTTGTCTGGTGCAACGTTCAGGACGTTTTGCCGAGCAAATCCGAGGCCGTAAAAAATGGCTTGGTTATCGGTACAAAACAAAAACGCTGGCGCGCGCGGTATCGCGGGGATTTGGATTCGTCGATGCGGATTGTCATTGACGGCATCACGCATCAGATCGTTGGCGGCCCGGCGGAACTCGGCCAGCATCAATACATTGAATGCGTCATTGAAGCGTACACCGTTTAACCATGGCAGAAATAAAAGTCAAAGGTCTTGCAGAGCTGCAAGCATTCCTAGATCAACTGCCAGCAAAAATGGAAGCCAATGTGATGCGTGCGGCATTGCGCGCAGGTGCAAAGCCTATTCTGGCAGCAGCAAAAGCTGGAGTGCCAATTGGCGAGCCGTCACGAAAGGGCGCAGAGCTTTATAAAAATTACCCTGGGGCTTTACGAGACAGCATTAGATTGTCGGCGAGGATAGATCGCAGGGGCGGGCAAGTAACGGCATCAATCAAGGCGGGCGGCAAGGTGGGCAAGACTGGCGCAGATGTCTTTTATGCGCACATGGTCGAATTTGGCACGCGGCCACATAGCCTGTCTAAAAACGGCAAGGGTGAAATCAATCATCCTGGCGTTAGCCCACGTCCATTTATGCGGCCAGCTTTAGACGCGAACGCTGAGGCGGCGATTGTTGGCGCTGGTGAATACATTAAGAAGAGATTGGCCAAAAAGAACGGGCTTGATACCGCAGGCATTGAAATTGAGGTGGAAGAATGAGCGGCGTTGCGGCAATCAGATACATGCTTGTTAATAACGCGCCTTTAATAGCGGCAGTTCCGGCAGCGCGCATCATGAGCGGCGTATTACCAATAACAACCGCCATCCCGTCGATTTCAGTAAGGCAAATCAGCGGCGTTGAAATGCCGATGATAAAACGAACAGGAACGCAGCTTGTTACCGAGCGAGTTCAGGTATCAGTACATGCCGCAAGCTATTTGAGTCAAAAAACAATCATCGAATTGATCAGATCGGCCATCACGTCGACCAGGGGAACAGTTAATTCTGTGGTTGTGGACAGCATTACGCATGAAGGCGATGGCCCGGATTTGTACTCAGATGATCCTGATATTTACGAACAATCAATAGATTTTATGGTGATATTTTATAGATAGATTTTAAGCAGCAGCAGTACCGCGCCCGGCTTACTCGTGAGAGTACCCGGGCTTTTTTTTAACCAAACGCCGTGAGGCGATTCGGAGAAACATATCATGGCAGCACATTCCGCCGCAGCATCATTCACAGATACAACGTACGCGATCAGCGCAGGACTCCCAGCCACTTACGATGCCGCCGGTTACGCCGCGACAACCATCACTTACACGACCATTGGCCGCGTTGAATCTTTCCCCGAGATCGGCGCAACCCGAGAAGTCAATAAATTTACCCCTATTTCGGGCGCTGTTGAATACCTGAAAGGAACGGCTGAGTACGGATCGGGCGACATGGTTTTGGCTGACATGCCTACTGATGCCGGTCAAGTGATTGCAAAAGCAGCCGCAGCGTCATCCGCTCATTACTCGATGAAAATCACATATCCAGACGGTGAGGTTCATTATCTGGATGTATTGGTTTCTAGCTGGAAATTGTCGCAAGCGCAATCGGGCGGAGTCATGAAACGAACAGCGACGATCAGCGTATGCAAAGACCCTGTCGTTGTTGCCGCAGCTTAATTCTTGGAGAAATTGAAAAATGGACATAAGAAAACTAGCGGTAGCTGAAACCAAACGTTTGCATTTGCGTGATGCTGAAGACAATCTTTTGTACTCGGATGAGGCCAAGAAATTGCCATGCGTTGTTGTGTTGTACGGCCCAGGCTCTAAAGAGTTTGCAAAAGCCCAGGCTAAGAAAAACAACCGGATGCTCGATGAACTGAAGCGGAAGGGGAAAGCCAATCACACAGCCGAGCAGACTCAACAAGAAATGGCCGTTTTTCTGGCCGATTGTACGCATAGCTGGGAAAACATAGAGATTGATGATTTGGCCGGTGCTGAATTGTCGTTGGCTGTTTACAGTGACCGTTCTATCGGTTTTATCGCCGACCAGGTTACAAAGGAATTGAACGATTGGAGTAATTTTATAAAGCCCTCGCAGACCAGCTAGAAGTCTATGTTGGTCATCTTGCGTGGCTGAATACCACGCCTGATGGGGGCGAAATATCAAGACGCGCTGAATTCGAGCGCGACAACCAAAACGTGGAAATGCCGGAATGCCAGGCTTTCCACGTCCTCGAATATCTTATTGATTTGGGTATTGCAACAAGCGAATCAGCCATAACGCATCTGGAAATTTACGCATGGATTGCGAACACCGGAATAGAGCTTTCTTCATGGGAAGCGCAGACGATTAAAAGACTGAGCAACACATATCTGTCTTGCAGCCACCAGTTTCGCAAGGATGATGCCGAAACGCCGTGGGCTGATGCACCTTATTACATGGCAGCAAAGTGGCGTAAAGCCATGCGCTTAAAACAATCAATCCGAAAAGCAGCGGGCGTATAACTATGGTAGTAGGACAACTTGAACTACAGATGTTCGCATCTATGGCTCGCTTGCAGAGCGACATGGATAACGCGAAGCGCACTGTCGGCGGTGCTGTTAATTCAATCAACCAGGTTCTGGGCACAATCGGCGTCGGTCTGAGTTTTGCCGGTATAGCATCGCTCGTGAAGGGCGTTGTTGATGTTGGCGACAAGCTCAATGACTTGAGCAAGATAACCGGTTTGACCGTGGCTGAATTGGGTGGCTTGGGCAAAGCAGCGAAATTAAACGGGACCGACCTTGATTCTGTGGCAAAGGCGATTGGGCTGATGTCAAAGAATATGTATGCTGGATCAGCTTCATTCGCAACTTTGGGAATTGCGACCAAGGATGCGAGCGGCCAGTTACGCAATGCAAATCAGGTGTTTCTTGATGTTGCCGACAAGTTTTCGAGTATAGAAGATGGCGCGGCCAAGTCGGCGCTGGCTGCTCAATTGTTCGGCAAATCTGGTCGCGATCTTATCCCTATGCTTAACGAGGGCCGGTCTGCGATTGAGGGGAATATAGAGTCGTACGCGAAGTATTCTGGAATGACTCAGCAAACCGCGCAAGCATCGGATCAATTTAACGATACGCTGGCGGAGTTACAAGGCCGGGTCACCGCCATTAAAACATCGTTTGTCGGTGCGCTGTTGCCAACGCTGAATACAATCGGCGCAGCTATGCTGTCTACTGGGAAATCAACAAACCAGTTTTCTTTCGCCGCATCAGTTGTCGTACCAGTTCTTAAAGGTCTGGCCATCACCGGATTAACTGTCATTGATACATTTCGCGGCATGGGGCGTGAGATAGGCGCACGGGCAGCACAACTTACCGCGCTGGCAAAACTTGATTTCAAGGGCGCGGCATTCATCGGCACGGAGTTGGCTGAAGATAATAAAAAAGCACGCGCAGAATTTGACAAGCTTTTTGACACGATTCTGAACGGCGACAAATCCATTCAGAATTTAACAGAAACGCAAAAAGAATATTTAAAAATAGAGCAACAAGTGCCCGGTGCTGTTGATAAAACCACTCGCGCACTGAAAGAAAAGCAAGTATTGACTGATGCAGAGCAACTTGCGGCATTGCGTCAAGCAGAGTCAACACGGTCAACGATTGAGTTAAGCCGACAAGTAGAGCAAGTCACTCAATCTGTGGCGACAGAGCAGGAAATTTACAATCAACGACTGGCAGAGCTGGAGCAGCTGAAACCGTACCTCAGCGTTGAAACTTATAACCGCGCTCTGCAAAAAGCACAGGAAGAATTAAACAGAACATCAACGGTTACAAAGTCAACAACCGACGAAGTTAGTCAACTATGGATTCAAGCAGGGCGCAACATTCAATCGGCACTAGGCAATGCGGTGTTTGATTTCTTTAATTCCGGCTTAAAGGGTATGTTAGCGAACGTGAAAACTACTGTTTTACGAATCGCAGCAGAGTTTGCGGGGCTGAGAATTGCGCAATGGCTTGGCCTAACATCGATGTTTTCTATGAGTCGATCAGCCGGTGCAAGCGGTTTATCTGGTATAAGCGGCTTGTTTGGATTGGCAAACACCGCGTCGGGTGGTGGCGGCATTGGTTACTTATCCAGCGGATCGAGTTTACTCAGCGCAGGGCGAACTATTTATGACGGTTTTGCTGGCAGTTTCGCTAGCGGAACTTCTAGCCTTGTTGCCGGATTGGGGCAAATGATCGGGTCAGAAACACTAGCTGCTTTTGGCGCTGGTATGTCTGGCGTTGGTACGGCTGGCGCGTCTGCTGGAGTATTTAGTGCGGCTGGCGGCGCTGGCACTGCTTACATAGGAGGCGCTGGGACAGCTCTTGGCGGCTCTGGCATGGGAGCGGCGGCTAGCATGGGGGCTACCTTCTCAGCGGTTGCAACGCCTATCGCGGCTGCAGCTGCCGGTATCGCTTTGGGATCGCTTATTGCCGGTGATAAGAAGATTGGTCCTGTTACAGGCACTATGTCCGCAGCGGGTGGGGCGGTTGCTGGAGCGGCGGCAGGTTCTATGATTGTGCCTGGAATCGGCACTGCTGTTGGGGCTGTAATCGGCGGTGTTGTCGGTGGCCTGGTCAATGCATTCGCTGGCCACGGTCCATACAAATTCAGACAGCAATCTATGCAAGGTACTATTAGTGCCGGTGGATTTGCTGGCGATGTAACTAACGTCTATCGCTCCAAGGGCGGATGGGTTGTTAGCAATAGACACAAGTCAATTTCAAACGAAATCCCAAGAGATGTGAGTGATGCAATGAATGCATCGATAACTAAATTTTACTCAACTATCCATGATACTGCTAAAAATCTAGGTCTGGATGTGAACTTGGTTGATGGCTTCACAAAAGAAATTCAAATCAAGTCCGAAAAAAACAAAGCTCTCACACAAGAGAGCATCACAACAATGCTAGATGGTGTTTCTGAGGAGATAGTACGTAACGTTTTCCCTATGGTTGACGAGTATAAGAAACTTGGGGAGACTTCGATACAGACATTTGATCGGATTGGAAAAGAATTTAATGCTCTGCTTGGCGCCTCAACCATTCTCGGCGTTTCTCTGAATGATGCCAGAAAAGTGCTGCTCGGAACATCGATTGATGGCAGATCCGCATTCATCGACGCTGCGGGCGGCGTGGATGCGTTGAATGGCAAGGTTCAGTACTTTGCTGAGAATTTCTTGGATGGTTCCGAGATTGTCAAACGTAATTCCGAGCTGCTGACCGAACAGATGGGTGAGCTAGGATTGTCGACCGATATGACCAAAGAGGACTTCAAAAACCTCGTGCAATCATTCGGACAGGTCGGCGGTGTTTCTGAGGAAATGCTCATATCGCTACTGAACATTGCGCCTTTGTTCAATCAGGTCAAGACCGCAGCGGATGCCGCTGGAACATCAATCGAATCGCTGGCTGCTAAGCTGGTGCTGACCAATCAAGAGGCGGTAGCAGTTGGTACGGTTCTCGGTAACATCGGCTATAGTTTCAGCAACATTATGCAGGTGTTGCGGGATGTCCCAGCCGAAGAAATAACGGCGTTCGTGAACAAGGTCGGCGGCATCGATGCGCTGCTTGCATCCAGCGGAGCGTTCGCACAAAACTTCCTGACCGGCGCGGAGTTGGCGCAAACAAAAGCCGATTATCTGGCTAAACAGTTTACCGATCTCGGGATTCGTTCTAATTTAACGGCACAAGATTTCAAAGATTTGGTTCAGGGTGTTGGCGAGTTCTCAGGCGTATCTGATGAAACAAGAGTCGCCGTTGCCGCTTTGAGTAATA